TTTTATCCTTCTTTTCTCCAAATACGGCTTCCGCCGTCCCATGGTAACACCGCACGCCCTTGGGCAAAGCGTGCGCTTCTCAACCTCACGGTAGCCGGGGCGGGCAACCCCCGTAGTCGTTAGACCCCGTTGACAAAACTGCTAGGGCCGGGTTCGTTAAGCCCGAGTCCACGCACGGCGGCGCACGATGGCGCGCACCGCCTCAGCGACCCCCGGTGTTTTATGCCGGTGCCGCTTAAAGCGCGGGGCTGGCCCCCTGAACTTAGTCAGGCGCTTTCCCGTCATCGCGGGCTGCGGCACGCCACCCGACAAGGGCTCGGGCGGTCTGCGCCGGTTCGGGGCGGCGCATAACGCCGCGCCGTGCTAGGCGCGAGTGCCACTGCCCGCGAACGCGGGGCAGACGAGCGAGAGGCAAGGCGGCCGAATTGTCCGCCCACTGGATCGAAAACCCGTTCTGACCCAGAGGGTCACGGGTCTCCCCGGATGCGCAGTAGCTCGAAACCGTCACCATCACCACGTCGCTCGACACCACCGACTGTGGAGCGTACATGGAGCACTCTTGGTAGATACCGCCCGTACCTTCGGACGTCAAGACGCTGCAGAGCGTGTCCTTGGCAGCGCCGGTTGCGTCACGAGTCTTGACGGACGTAGTGACATCCCCCGCCGCCATAGGCAACAGGTCAACGTCCTCGCCGGTCTCACTCTCGACCTCAACCAACTCTGGTCCACACTCCACCATGGCCACCCGACGTCGCGCCGCGTTCTGGGCGCGGACGAAGGCCGACCGGGCTCCGGCGCGGGGCACGGCACCGTTGTGAGTCAGGACAAAACGCCCCGACCCATCCGGACACGGCACCAACCTCCACACGCCGGAAGGATAGGCTCGCTCAGGACGATCGACGACCACCGCTTCGGACGCGGCGGTCGCCCACCCAGCCGACCAACTCAAGAAAGCCTCGATAGCATCGGTGCCATCAGAAGCCCAGTCGATCGTGTTGTTCTCCTTGAACGAACCCCAACTCTCGTTGCCGAGCAGGTCAATGACAGTGCCTGCAGACTCGAAGGCCGACGCCCAATCCCAGTAGGACGTGGTGTCGTCGATCGAGGTAGTACTGAACACCACGGCCGACTCAGCGGTCCGCGGCGCCAGATCCATGAACTCGATCATGCCCTCAAGCCAAAGCACGCCACCCGTGGCTCCGCTGGCGAGGCTCTCCACAAACACGTCCAAGCGTCCAAACTGCTCGAACCTGCCGGTGTTTGCCTCAGTACCGCGGTAGTACCACGTTGGGTCTGCCGACTCGTCCTCCACGGTCGAACACATACTGCCCCAAACCGGAGCTGTGACAGCAGTGTCGTAAGCCATGGCAGCCAACCGGTCGGTCCCCAGCGGCGCCTTGACATCGTCAATGAGCGCCGCTGTGACAACCCCCGCAGTGTCAGTTGGGCACTCTGGCTGGTAGAGTACGCGGGTACGCCTCGGCCTATACCGCTGAAAACTGGCGCCCAGCCCCGAGACCTGCCGAAAAAACGACGAGTCCGGGGTGAGCTCCAGCCGGTAAACAGCATCTGCCGACGCTCCGGCAACCTCCATGACAGGTGTGCAAAACTCCACACGGACCACGCCGCGGTTAAACGACGTCAAGCGCGTGTAGGTGCTGGGCGTCCAACCGCCCAGCGCGTCAAGCACATCTGCACCAGCCGCGCGACGCACTCGCCGACCACGGACCGGGCCACTAGAAGCCCGACTCGCCCGACGCGCAACGTCACGTGCACGGGCCCGGCGACGGGCCTTCTTGGATTTGGGTTTCCCCATTTTGTAGTCACTCGGGTAGAGCGGGTTCGTGAAGCCCGTACCCCCCTGCTCAGTTGTCGCGCCGAACAAAAGGGCCAGCGTACCGCAGGGTAGTACACTGGCCGTCAACCCACACACGGTCTTCGGAGACCTCTTGTGCGCAGGCTTCAAGCTGCTCCTCGCCCACCGAATAGCGCAACATGATAGTGTCGCGCGCCCTGGCCACATCCAGGTCGATGGCGGCCTCGGCCACGAATGGCATGACCTTCCGAAAGTTCTCGCGGACGCGGACGTGCGGGTCGATGCGCTTAGCAAACGCCCGCATCGCCATCAGGTACTCGCGCACAATGGGCGCGAACCCAAAGGGCATGCAGCTCATGCTGACCGAGTACAAGTAAGATGCGCGCCCCCGCGGTGTCGTAGGGGGGGCGTGCGCCTTGCACACTGTCAGTCGCTGCAACACCCTTCCGGGCAACAGCCCGGGATGGCGGTCGACCACAACCGAACCTCCGGCGAACGGAACCTCGTACGGCTCAACGGGCCACATAGCCATCTGGCAGAACGTGAGCGAATCAACGCCCACGGCCTGCCATTTGACCGGCACACCCGCAACCCGCAACATGTCGACCACGCGGTCCGACCCGGCGCACGGTTCACGGCCAAGCGCCCACTCAAGTGCAACCATGAACCGCGTGGAGTTCCACACGGTGGTGCACGAGCGCCCGCTAGCCATGCGGCTGCCAAGATCGTAAACCACACCCCCGTGGGTGCGGCCCCGCGTCTCCACCATAGCCTCACACACTCCGCGATAGCGCGCGTTGCCGCATGCGTCAGACGCGGTGCGGCCCCACAACTCCAACTCGGTTTGAGACCAGGATGAGTCGAACCACTTGCCGTCCGCCTCGTAGAACGTCGTAACAACGCCATCGTAGCGGGCTATCGCGGCATCATCACCCGCGACCATCACCCGCCACCAAGGCGCTTGAACCGAGGGCAACATAGGCCGCCCATCCGGCTCACGACACGGAGTGAGCCACACCTCATGGTGCGCCACAGAATGGAGCTCCGACAGTGCGACCCACAGGCCCAACCCGCGCGCAGAGGCACCTGACGCGTAAAAGACCGGCGAGGCTGGACCGCAGACGGTCTTAACCGCCTCGGCCAGCCCAACATCCACCGGCCCTGTAACGCAGAGCGCCTCCGGGCGGCACGCCTGAATCAGGCGGGGGGCAGCAGAAGGATCACCCTCCTGCTCGACGTATAGCTCGCGCTTAATGAACCCAGAATGAGCGCCAACCCGCTTGGGAAGGCCGTTCTCATCCACCCTCTGGCGCGCGGCCTGCAGGATAGCCTGTTGG